TGGCTGGTGGCGAGGCCGCTGAAGCACTCAAAGCAAATATGCGTGGCAATGTAGAGCAGACTGCTGTACTTGATGCTGTTAAACAAAACCTTGCAGAATTAGGTCGCCAGCGTCAGCAAGCATATCGTGCAAATATGCAAAACATCAAAGGCGATAAGTCTATTCTTGATTTCACAGGAATTGATAAAGCTATTACTGATGCTCAATCTAAAGTTGTCTTTAAAGGCAAAATTAAGAATGAAGCTGCTGCACAAAAGTTGGCTGAAGTTGAGGCAAAAGTTGCAGACTGGAAATCTTTAGACCCTGCTGACTTTCATACACCAGAAGGTTTAGATGCTTTAAAGCAAAGTATTGGCGAGACTTTAGAAAGTATCCCATTTGAATCTACTAAACAACGCTTAGTTGTTGGTGAAGTTTATAACTCTGTTAAGAATGAAATTAACAAACAAGCACCAACATACGCTAAAACAATGAAGGCTTATGCTGATGCTAGTGAGCAGATTAAAGAGATTGAAAAAGCATTGTCTTTAGGCAAGAAAGCGTCTGCAGATACAGCAATGCGTAAATTGCAGTCATTGATGAGAAACAATGTCAATACAAACTATGGGCAACGCATGAAGTTGGCTCAAGAGTTAGAAGCTGCTGGTGGTCGTCAGTTAATGCCATCATTGGCAGGTCAATCATTAAACCAACTTGTTCCTCGTGGTATTCAAGGTGCTACAAGTATTCCAACAAGTTTAGGAGCTTTTAGCCTTGGTGGGTTGCCATTAACATTGGCCTATGGTGCTGTTTCATCTCCTCGTTTAGTTGGTGAAGCTGCTTATGGTGCAGGTCGTGTCGCTAAAGGTCTTCTTGACGTACAGAACAGGATGCCAGATATAGATTATCCAACAATGTTCAATTTGTTATATCAAGCACAGCAACCAATGAAACTAGATTTAACTGGAATGGCTAACCCCGACTAAGGACTAACATGGCAAAGACAAAAATTAGTGAGTGGAGTTCGACTCCCGCAAATAACACAGACATTGACTCGATTAACATTGCAGAGGGCTGTGCGCCATCTGGCATTAACGATGCTATCCGTGAGTTAATGGCTCAAGTTAAAGACTTGTACGCTGGAACTAGCGGAGACTTAATTGCTGTAGCTGGTGGCGGTACTGGTGTAGGAACATCTACAGGCTCTGGTAACAATGTGTTGTCAACTTCGCCAACACTTGTAACTCCTATTCTTGGTACACCTACTAGCGCAACATTGACAAACGCTACAGGTCTTCCACTAACTACTGGTGTTACAGGAACACTTCCTATTGGCAATGGTGGAACTGGTGCTACAACTCTAGCAGGGGCAGGAATTGCTACTTTGACAGGTACAGAGACCCTAACAAACAAGACGCTAACAAACCCAACTGTTACTAATTACGTTGAAACTCCATTTTCAGCCAATACAGGAACTGCTTTGACAGTTGATTTGGCTAATGGAACTGTTCAAATTTTGACGCTAACAGGTAATGCAACCATAACAATGCCAACAGCAACATCAGGCAAGAGCTTTATTGTTTTGCTAAAAACTGGAGCTGGTAGCTTTACCTGTGCTTTTAGTGGTGTTAAATATCCAAATGGAACGGCTCCAACAATTACTGCTACGGCAAGCAAGCAAGATATTTATTCTTTTTTTGCTGACGGAACAAATTGGTATGGCGTAGTAGCTGGACAAAACTACACACCATAAAGGAATTAAATGTTTTCTTCTACAAAATCCCCTCCTTCTTCGCCAACAGTCCCTGCAATTGCTGGAGGATTTACAGCTTTTAATGGTGGAACTACATCAATAGTTGTTCCAAGTGACGTTACATCAATTACTGCTTTGGTTATAGGTGGTAGTGGCGGTGGCGGTGGGACTTCAACCACAGCAACAATTGGTGCTGCTGGCGGTGGCGGTGGTGCTCTTTCTTATTCAACTATTGCTGTAACTCCTAACGAAACCTTAACTGTAGTAAGGGGAAGTGGTGGAACAAGGGGAACGCCATCAAGCATAAACGGCAGCGCAGGGGGCGATTCCTATATTGCTAGAAGTGGCACTAATTTAATTCTTGCAAAAGGTGGCGCTGGTGGTCTTGGCTCAACTAGCGGTAGTACGGCAAATACTGGCGGTGGTGCTGGTGGCGATGCCACTTCTGGAATTGGTGATGTAAAAAATTCTGGTGGCAAAGGTGGCGACAGATATACATCTACATTGGCTGGTGGTGGTGGTGGTGTTGCTGGTTATTCTGGAACTGGTGGTGCTGGTGGTACTAATGCAAGTGCAGCAACTGCTGGCGCTGGTGGAGGTGGTGGCGGCGGCGCTCCATTTAGTACAACCAGTACGGGCGTTGGCGGCGGTACTTTGTTTTATGGCGCAGGTTCAAATGGCGCTGCTGGTACTGCTTCTACTGGTCAGCAAAACGGAAAGCTTGGTTCATCATTAGGTGGCAGTACTGCATTTGGTGGTGGAACCACAGCTGAAGTTCAAGGCGGTGGTGGCGGTGGAGAAAAAGATTCAGGGGTTGGCAAGGATGGTGCTACAGGTGGTGACGGGTTAATTCGTATCTTATGGGGAAGCAATACAGCGTTTCCCTCAACAAATGTTGGGGCAAATACAATTTCATTATTTGCTAGTGTTACTTCGTCAACAGAGACAATTACAGTTCCTGCTGGTGTAAGAACAGGCGATTACATAGTTTTGCTTGACTATGCGGATAGCTCTACGGCAACGCCAGCATCAACAAGACCAAGTGGTTTTGCCTCTATATTTAGCTCAACCAACGCAACAACATTTACACGGGTTACTTATTCAGACAGAACTGTTTTATCTGAATCTTATGCTGGAACAGTTTTAACTGGAATGACGGGTAACACTGCAATTCAAAAGTTTTTGCTTGTTTTTAGAGGGACTGCTGGATACTGTGAGAATTATGGTAGCGACACTAATTCGCAGATTGAAACAACTTCAGCACCTACAACTCAAGTAATAACTGAGACATCACTTGACGCTTATGCTGATGGGATTCCAATTTCGTTTGCTTTCTTTAAGGGCAGTAGTGGAATTACAGCAACATCACAATTGACGTTTTCAGGCGCAACTTTTATTGAGGGAACAAGCAACGTATATTATTGTGGTTATAAGATTTACAACCAATCAACTACATCAGTAAGCGATAGTATTTCAATGCAAGACCGTGGAACTAACACTATGTCTAGTTTTTTAATTAGAGGGTTTTAAAAATGTTTGCAAAAGTAATTGATGGCGTTGTAGTTCAATCGCCTTGGACTTGGGACGACATGAGGAAAGAAAATCCTGAAGTTCTTTTTCCTAATGCGTATATTGAGAGCGTTCTTGAGGCTTATGGCGGTGTAAAAGTTGTTACTACAACAAAGCCAGAAGATAATTATTTGCAAAGTGCAAAACAAGAAACCCCTCAATTTATTGATGGCGTTTTAACGCAAGTTTGGACTGTTGTAACTGCAACAGAATCTGAAGTTTCTAAACGCACAGAAGAAAAATCAGATGAAGTTCGTGCAACTAGAAATGACCTTTTGGTTAAGTCTGACTACACGCAAGTAACAGATTTTGATGCTCCTGTTGACAAATCATTATGGGCAACTTATCGTCAAGCCTTGCGTGACATTACTTCACAATCAGGCTTCCCTTGGACTATCACTTGGCCTGATGCACCATGACAGAAGAAGTCACCCACGAACAAATCTACGAAAGACTGCTTGCAGTTGAAACCAAGGTAGATAGTATAGACAAGAACACTAAAGGGCTTGTGGAGGCTTTTGATGCCTTACAGGGTGCTTTTAAAGTCTTGGGTTGGATAGCCTCTGCTGCCAAACCTATTCTATGGGTGGGTGCGCTGATTATGGCTGCTGGTGCAGTCTGGCAAACTTGGATTAAAAAATGAACGATTGGGCTGTGGCTTTTACTACCGCAGTCCTTTTCTGCATTACTGTGGTCTGGTGTTTTTACATCATCGTTTGGGCTATGACGTGAAATGGCTACTGGTGCTTTCAACCCTGTTTACATTGGTAGCATCTAGTAAAGAAAAAACTGAATATCGTTGTGTCAGGTGGGCATGGACAGGTGATGTTTACAACCGAAAGGTAGTATGCCTTGAGTGGCAAAAGGTTGAGAAAAAATGATACTTAGCCCCGAAGACGCATTGGATGGCTTACAAAATGCCATCAATCTTGTAAAGAAAGCGCAAGCCGTTGCCAAGGATTTAGGTGGTCTTGGAGTAATGGTTGGGCGACTCTTTGATGCCAAGAGCCAAGCTACAAAGGCGATGGTTCAAGCCAAGCGGTCAGGCAACAAGAGTAACTTCGCCATAGCAATGCAAATAGAAAATGCTTTGATGAATACGGCTAAGTTGGAATCCCAGCTTCAAATGCTCTATATGCAGACAGGCAACGTGGACGTATGGAATAAAATCAAGGCTAGAGCAGCAGAGATGGACAGGGATGATGCCATAGCTGCAAGGGATGAAAAGTTAGAAGAAAAGAGGCGCAAAGAAAAAGAGCAGCGAGACTTTGAGATTGGTGTAGCTGTTGGTGGTGTTATCTTTGTGCTGTTTCTGATTGTTATAGGTCTGATTGAATTAAAAGAATTCTGCGATACAACTCGCAGATGTGGGCGATGAATGAGTATCAAAAAACCTTTGATGAACTGCTCAAATGGTGGATTCGTGGGGCGGTGGCGTGGTATGTGCTAGGGTTTTTACAGTTCCTACCAGACTCTTTGTCAAACAAAATCATGGATAAATTACTTTCACTTATAGGACTCGGATAATGTTATCTCTATTTTCTACACTTGGTGGTTTGCTAATATCAGGCTTACCAAAACTACTAGACTTTTTCCAGAATAAAGATGACCAAAGGCATGAGTTAGCTTTAGCTAGGGTTCAAGTAGAACTTCAACTACAGATGATGGCTCAAGGGTTTAAGGCTCAAGAGCGTATGGAGGAGATTCGCACAGACCAGATTGCCATGCAAACAGATGCCCAGATGACTGAGGCTGCTTTGAAGCATGATGAGAAAATCATGGAAAGAGCAAGCACTTGGGTGGTGAACTTTGTAGGTACTGTAAGACCTATTGTGACTTACATCTTTATCTTTGAGTTATGTGCAATTAACGCATGGATTGCTTATTACGTTTACAGCAGACCTAGTTTAGTCAACAACATGGATGACTTGATTCGGGTTACTGACGTTATTTTCTCTAGCGATGAAATGGCAATGCTTGGAGGAATTATCGGGTTTTGGTTTGGCTCACGTTCATGGGCTAAGAAATGAAAGTCAGCAAAGCTGGTGAGGACTTGATGCACTTCTTTGAAGGCTACAGAAACAAGCCTTATCGGTGTTCTGCTGCCATTTGGACTGTTGGGTGGGGTCACGCTATGTACGCTGACCAATTAAGCCTCCCAAACGTCCGTAAAGAGGGTTATACAGGGCTTATCAGGTCTGATTACCAACTAAAAGGGGAAGACAATCGTGTCTGGTCTAAAGATGAACTGGTCAATCTGTTCAAGGTTGACATCGATACTTTTGAACGTGGTGTTCTTCGACTTTCTCCTACTCTTGCTAGTCATCAAAGCAAATTCGACGCTGTTGTCTCTTTTGCGTACAACGCAGGTTTAGGGAATTACCAAAGGTCAACCATCCGCATGAAGGTCAATCGTGGTGATTGGGATGGGGCTGCTGAAGCCTTTATGTCATGGACTAAAGCAGGTGGTAAGGAAGTCTCAGGTCTTGTCAAAAGACGCAAAGCAGAAGTGGCTTTGTTCTTATCTTAAATATAATTGTCATAAATCTTGTATAAGGTGTTGAAATGCCTAACATTCCTACGCCAGAACAAGCAGAACTGTTTGCACAAAGTGTCAGAAAATGGCAGCAGGTGCTGAGTTTGGGTGATTGGAGAATTGAAAAAGGCATAAAGCCAGCCAAGGGTGCAATGGCATCTGTTGAGTTTACACCTGCTGCAAGACTTGCTGTTTATCGTTTGGGAGATTGGGGTGCTGAACAAATCTCACCATCTAGTCTTGATAAAACTGCTCTGCACGAGTTGCTTCATATTTTTTTATATGACTTGCTTTGTACGGCTACCGATGTGAAATCGTCAGATGAGGACAGAGAAATGCAAGAGCATCGAATAATCAATACGCTAGAGCATCTTTTGACTAAGGACTCCAATGGGCGCACATAATGAGACTTGTACCGACATGGAGTTTATCCAGTTATGGGGTCAACTTCAATCTGCACAAAGAATGGCAGAACACCTTGGTATAAATAACAGGGCAGTCCATTTACGCAGAAGGTGGATTGAAAAAGAATACAACATGACCCTCAATGCGAAAGACCATCGAGGTGATTTGTATAACAAAAACAGACCCAAGTCTTTCTCTCCTTTAAAGCAAGTAGAACTTGGCATACTGGACGGAACAGTTATTGTGTTCTCAGATGCCCACTTCATTCCTAGCCAGCGTACAACAGCATTTAAAGGGCTTCTATGGGCTATCCAAGAGTTTAAGCCCAAAGCTATCATCTGTAACGGAGATGCGTTTGATGGTGCGTCTATATCAAGGCATGACGTAACTGAGCAACCAGCGACTACTGTCATTCAAGAACTAAAAGCTACGCAAGCTGCGTTGGGTGAAATAGAAGAAGTGGCTAAAGCAGCAAGGCACAATGTAAAGCTATTGTGGACATGGGGTAATCATGACGTAC